TCTAAAAAAAAATGCCCTGAAAAAACTGTGTATAATCCTCTAACAAATAGATGCAATAGCCCCAAAATAGATAAACCTGTTAAAAAAAAACTTGATAAAGTACCTAAAGTATGTCCTGAAGGAACTGTATTAAATCCAAAGACAAATAGATGTAAAAAAGTTAAAATAGATAAACCTATTAAAAAAGTACCTAAAGTAGATAAAGTACCTAAAGTAGATAAAGTACCTAAAGTATCTAAAATATGTCCTGAAGGAACTGTATTAAATCCAAAGACAAATAGATGCAATAAGGTTAAAATAGATAAACCTATTAAAAAAGTACCTAAAGTAGCCAAAGTATGTCCCGAAGGAACTGTTTTAAATCCAAAGACAAATAGATGTAATAAAATTAAAAAATAAATATTTTTTATAAGTTTATAATAGAAATGTCTAATAAATGCGATAATGTTATATCATTAAAACAATATGGCAATACTTGTTGGTTTAATAGTATTTTGATGAGTATTCTATATAGCGATAGAAGTAGAAAGTTATTGCTTGAAAAGTCTAAAAGTTGGGACAAAAAAATAGCTATTTATAAAACAATTCATTATATTTTAAAAAATAAATATTTGAGAACAGATAATGTCAATAATGATTATGCATATTTTGACAAAATAAGACCTGAAACTATTTTAAAACAATTATATAATTATAATAATAAAAAGTTTAATTTTAATCCAATAATACATAAAAATGGTTATTCATCTGCTATGTATATTAGAAAGGTTTATAAATTACTTGGTGTAAAGGTTTTATATTTAGATAAAATAGAAGATAAGTTATATTATTCAATTTTCAACAATGTAAAGTTATCAAATATAGTAAATGAAAATAGAGGAATACAAGTATTACTAAATATAAAAGAACTTCCTAAAATATTATATAATTTCAATAATCCAGATGTAATAATTGTTCATACATATCAAGTTGGTTATTATGGTGGATTTAGGTATCCTGAACATTACAGTTTAAATGAATCTGGAATTATTAATTCAATTCTTAAACGTAATGGTTATAATAACTTTATAACTCAAATAACAGATTTAAAAAAATATATTCTCTTTAACAAAGAAGAATATGAGCAAGATTCTGCATTATTAAGTAATTGGAATCAAGGGCAAAAAGGAATATCTGGACATTCTATAGCTGGGATAACATGTAGAGATGATAAATATGTATATAATGGATGGACACGAACAACTATTGATGAAAATATTGACGAAAATAATAAACTCGATATTAAAATACCTTGTGAATTAATGAGATTTGACTGGGATTTGAATAAAAATAATGACTTTTGTTTAAATAGAAATAAATGCATTTTGGATATTATGGATTTAAAAAAAACTCCAGATAAACTTTGTTTCTCTTTTAATAAAGCTGAAAGAGATATAATATATGTTAGAAAAAATAAAAATAGTAATTTAGATATCAAAAAAAATAATGATTGTGGTGTAGAAAATGTAATAAATCCACTAACAAACAGATGTATAAAAATAAAGACTATTAATAAAATTCGCAAAAACCCATTAAGCAAACCTGAAATACATAAAAAAATATGCCCCGATGGTACTGTTTTAAATCCTATAACGAATAGATGCAATAAAGTTAAAATAGCTAAACCTGATAAAGTAGCTAAAATATGCCCCGATGGTACTTTTCTAAATCCTATAACGAATAGATGCAATAAAGTTAAAATAGATAAAGCTGAAAAAGTACCTAAAATATGCCCTGAAGGAACTGTATTAAATCCAAAGACAAATAGATACAATAAGGTAAAAATAGATAAAGCTGAAAAAGTAGCAAAAATATGCCCCGAAGGAACCGTATTAAATCCTATAACGAATAGATGCAATAAGGTTAAAAAGTAAATATTTCTATTATATACATATAATATATAGAAATGCCTAATAAATGCGATAATGTTATATCATTACAACAATATGGACCGACTTGTTGGTTTAATAGTATATTAATGAGTATTCTATATAGCGATGGAAGTAGAAATTTATTGCTCAAAAAGTCAAAAAGTTGGGATAAAAAAATAGCTATTTATAATACAATTAATTATATTTTAAAAAATAAATATTTAAGAACAGACAATGTAAATAATGATTATGCATATTTTGATAAAATAAGACCTGAAACTATTTTAAAACAATTATATAATCATAATAATAAAAAGTTCATTTTTGATCCAGAAAAACATAGAGATGGTTATATTTCTGCTATGTATATTAGAAAAGTTTATAAATTACTTGGAGTAAAGGTTTTATTTTTAGATAAAATAGCTGATAAATTATATTATTCAATTTACAACAATTTAAAGTTATTATCTAGTGAAAATGAAAATATAGATTTTGGAAAGTGCTTGTATAATATTAAAGCACTTCCTAAAATAATTGATAATTTCAATGAACCAGATGTAATAATTGTTCATACATATCAAGTTGGTAATGATGGAGAACATATATATCCTAGATATCCCGACCATTACAGTTTAAATGAAGGTGGAATTCTTAAAACAGTTCTTGCATATAATGGGGCTAAAAATAAAAATATTGATAAATTTATAACTCAAATCACCGATTTAAAAACAAATATTACATTTAACAAAGATAAATATGAACAAGATTCTGTGTTATTAGGTAATTGGAACCAAGGACAAAAAGGGATATCTGGACATTCTGTAGCGGGAATAACGTGTAGAAGTGATAAATATGTATATAATGGATGGACAAGAACAACAATTGATGAAAATATTGATAAAAATAACAAACTTGATATTACAATACCGTGTGAATTAATGAGATTTGACTGGGATTTGCATAAAGATAATAACTTTTGTTTAAATATGAATAAATGCATTTTGGATATTATGGATTTAAAAACTACACCGACAAATATTTGTTTCTCTTTTAATAAAGGTATAAGAGATATAATATATGTAAGAAAAAATAAGAATAGTAATTTAGATATCAAAAAAATTGATGATTGTGGTATAGAAAATGTAATAAATCCACTAACAAATAGATGTATAAAAATAAAGACTATTAATGAAATTCGCAAAAAACCATTAAGCAAACCTGAAATATCTAAAAAAATATGCCCCGATGGTACTGTTTTAAACCCTTTAACAAATAGATGTAATAAAATTAAAACAACTAAACCATCTAAACCCGATAAACCAACAAAACATGATAAAGCAACTAAACCTGATAAAGCAGCTAAAATATGCCCTGAAGGAACTGTTTTAAATCCTCTAACGAATAGATGTAATAAAATAAAAAAATAGAGTAAATGCGAAAAAAAGTATAAAGGTTAAAATGAAAATAAAATCAAATATAAGACAACTTACGATGTTCATAATGATTATGTATATTTTGATAACATAGAAGATAATTAATATTATTCGCGTTATAATAATATAAAGTTTTTATTTTATGGACAATACTATTTTTGTAGAACTAATATTAAATAATTTACTATTAATTGTAACAGTTATATTAATTGTTCTTGTATTATTAGCATCATATCCAATTTTATATTTAAAATATTTCAAAGATCTATATGAAAATATAAATATTTTTAATTATGTATGTAATGATAATTCTATATCAATAGAATATAATTCAAATATACCTATTAAAAACACATTTATTTGGAAAATATCTAATATATTATTTGACTTTAATAAAATAGATAAAAACTTCAAAGAAAGTGATGATAAATATATAGCATACTCTATTAATGATAAGAACAGAGACTTTCATCGCATTAATAGACATTCTAATAATAATAATTTACTTGTTATCTATGATAAATATGTTAAATACTCAGTCCCATTAATATTATGTATATTTATTTTATTTATAATTCATTGTTGTTATAATGGTATTAATAAAAAGTTCTCCATAAACGATTATGTTTTAGTAATATATATATTTATATATTTACTTATAAATTTAGTATTTTTTTCTTTAATTTTAACGAGTATAATGGATTTATATATCAATACAAATGCATATAATTATATAATGTCACTAAAACAATTAGATATTATATTAAAAGAAGATTTAAAAGCAGAATTAAATAAAAAAATTAAAACAATATTGAAAAAATATTCAAATGATGAAAATATAAATATAGAAGAGGTTGAGTTCAATAATTCATTAATTGATGAACTAATTAATCTAAAAGATAATTATCTTATAAATACACCTGATAATGGTAATGTAAAAATTGAAAAAATAGACACAACCTGCGAAATAAACATAACTTTGGAAAAAATAGATAAAATGAAAAAATATATATCGACAGAAAGTAATGAAAAAATATTCAAAGAAATTGATAAAATATCAAGATTTATATTAGCATATATATTCTTATTATTTCCTTTATTATATATATTATCTATATTGCTAAATAAAATATATATTTATTGTTTGTTTTTTATTATCGCATTATTGATAGTTTCAATATCAATATATAATATGTATTATATTTTTAAATAATTGATAAATACATAACGAATGTACTTTAATCTCTTCTTTTTTTCTTTATAATATTTAAAGCAAAATATAAATATTAATTATGAATACACTAGTTTATATTTTATTTATTATTATGGTTGTAATATTTTTAAATGAGCTGAAAAATATTACAATTTCATTTATAAAAACAAACTATTTTATTGATATTTCTAAAGCAAACATGGATAAAAATTGTAATAACATATATAGTCAAGCAGAAACAGGAAGTTTTAGCTTGGCTAAAAATAGTTTTGATATATTATTGGCTAATGATATTTTTAATACGAAGTCATATTATTTCATAATATTATTTATACTTATATTATTATTTATAAAGTTATTTAAAGACTTTACAGAATTAAACAATACTGATATATTTGGAGATTATGATAATATACCACACTATATTTTAAAAGCTATAATATCATACTACCCTTTAATATTTATTGTTATTTTTGGTATATTGATAGTATCAATGATTGCAATGAGAAATACTCCCAATGAAACAGAAGGGTATGATATTTATTTCAAAAAACATATATATATTATAGGATATGTATTATATTCTTTCATTGTTTTAAATATTATAGGATATGTTGCTTTATTATTACTAATGATAGACACTAATAAAGAATATTATAGCAAGATTATAATTAATATAAGTTTTTTAATATTATTAAATATTTATTTATATCTTATATTTAATATTATTAATATAATATTTACTTTTAAAAATGAAGAGGTTATAGATGATAGTGCTAATGTTGTAAATAAAGATATGTCATATTACACATTAACAAATTTTTACAAAAAGTATTTTAGTATCATAGAAAAGGATTATACAACATCGCCAGAATCTTGTTATAATATTGGTACTTATATTGTTAAAAATATAGGTTCATTGCTTATATATGTATTCGTCGTATTTATAATATTTATTGGGATATTTTTTATAATAGAAGACAATATTGCAATTTATTACCATGATAACATTCTAATGCCATTATTTGTATTTTTAATACTAATATTATATATTTTTTTATTTGTCGTATTTAATACTGATTATAACAAGTATGTTATATATGGTGTATATAATAGTATATACAAAACTAAATTAAATAATTTAAATAATTTTGTAATACCATATATAAAACTCCATCAATTAAAAGCAACAACTGATAGTATCGTAAATCACGACTTTTCAGATCAATATATAATAACGAATATTATAGCTTCTATCATAAATAATACATTATGTATGACATCTTATAATGCGACAGATGATAATAATATTTCTGAAAACTTTAAAGGAATTAAAGATATTATCTATGTCAAATACGATTTTTCAAAAGAATCTACAGCATCAACAAACAACTATGATAGAAAAGATTACGATAAGTTCAAAGAGTATTATGGAATAGTGTTAAAAAATAGGGTCGGAATAGAACTTATGCGAACTAATGATATACATAAGTATATAACATTAATAAGTAAAGAACAAAATCTTGAAAGCGATGATACAAAAAATATATGGGATAATTTTAATATAGAAAATAGAGTTAATGAAATACCAAATATACACCTTATAGACAGTTATATAGATATGTATAAATATAAATATAGATTTAGAATATTAAAATTAATAAAAATTTGTAAAACAATATTTAATGATGATAATATTTTTAATACTAAGTTTGACGAACTAAAAAAAAAATATTTTTATATTGGTGATAAAATACAATATAAGTTTCTAATTAATATAACGAATAATGCTAATTATATATCATTCATTGAAGCATATGAAATAATTATAAACGAGATTAGATTAGAAAAAGCAAAAGAGACATCAACAGAAAAAGAAACAGAAACAGTAGCTGAAATAGAAACAGAGGAAAAAATAAGAGAAACTCTTGAAACTAGTAAATCAACCTTTAAAAAAGATAGCTTTAAAAAAATATTAAAAGAAGACATACTCCAAAATGATTTTGGAGTATTAAATAATGACGATGAATTTAATAATTATGCTGTTCATCATTATGCTAAATTTTTATGCAATTTAACTAATGGTGAAAGAAAAGATGTAGAAGCTAACGATGATATAAGTATTAGATATATGGGTTTAAAGAATACTATCAATAATGATGATAAAAGTCTTTATTCTATAATAGATAACTTTTTGATAATTTCATCACATTTAGCATATAATTCTGTAGAATATAAAAGAATAGATAATGATGATGATAAAAAAACGTTATTAGATACGCGTGATAAAGAACTATTTGGGTTAATTATAGATAATACAGGCGAAAATGTTTATAATAAAATACAAGGAAATACATTCGAATATCATATATCAGAACATTATTATGATAAAAGTTTAGAACAACATCGCATAGTTATAAAAGTATTTACAAATACAGTATCTATTAAAAACGAAGTCAATTTTACAAATAATTATTTGAAACAAATTGTGTCTATGATATACAAGCAACTTAACAACGAGGATGTAAAGTTTAATAATAATATTGAAAACGAAACGATTACGTTTGAAAATAATATTGAAAGTAATCTTGATATAGACACAAGTCCTATAGCACAAAAAATAATAAATAAAGCAAATAATGTAGTAAGTGTTGATTTTTTATTTATATATTTATTTAATTTAATATTGTTATGTTTCATTTTTTATATTGGAAATAATATAGATAATATTAACTTTATTGGAATTAAATCATTATTTGAAAATATAGATACACAAGGCTACAGAGAAAAATTTAAAACTAAAATACCAGATTTAACTCATGTAGCAAGTAAAACAAGACTAGCATTTAGCGAAGTAACTGATAGTATTAATACAAATAGTACTAAAAGCTATGCGATGTATATAGGTTCAGTTGCAACTAAAACGAGACAAGCATTTAGTGGAGTATCTTATAATATTAATACAAACGCAAATAAAAACTACAGTTTTAGTTATTTTCATTTAGCAATCATGGTTTTAGTCGCTATTGTGTTTATAGTTTTGTATAGTTTAGTAGCTACTGGAGTTATTTCATGGTAAATAATTTAAAAATTGATATAATATTAGTAAAATATCAATTAAAAATGAAACAAATTATTCATATTTCAGATATTCATATTAGATATGGTGATAAAAAATCCTGCAGATACGAGGAATATTGTATAGTATTTGATAATTTAATGAAGTCTATTATTCATAAAATTGAATTTAATGATTTTAAATACGAAGACTTCGTAATTATTGTTACAGGCGACATTTTTCATAATAAAAATATTGTAGGTAATTATGGTCTTGAATTATACAATATGTTAATAAATGGTTTATCTAATATAGGACGTACAATAATATTTCACGGTAATCATGATAGAAGTCAAAATGAAATTAGCCAACCATCATTAATAT